ATAAACAGTGGCAGTTTGGTTATTAACTCCTCCAAACTCAATTCTATCAACTGATACAAGTTTTTTAACGTTGTAGTTCCAAGTATTAAGTAATGGGGTAACTTCAGAAGCACCCAGTTTGGAAACAGTTAATTTATCACCAGGAAGGTAATAAGTACCATCATCTGTCAGAGTAGTATTCTCTGCTTTAATTATACCAACAACTCGGACTAAAACCTCAGTTTCTAAACCATAATTTACATAAACATAGAAGTTAGAATTAACTTCAGTAGCAGCATCCCAGTCCTCAACTACGTTGTTGACTGAACGAGTACATTCAATGAACTGGTTAAGAGATTTCTCTTTGTAACGAATTAGTTCGTTACCGATCATAATTTCACCGTTTCTCTCAGGCCAACCAATAGTAGAGTCAACGGTAATAACACTATCAGTCGTACTGATAGCTTCAGCAAGTTTTGTTTTATAAGGAATAGTGAAATTCCCGACAATAGTTTCTTCAGACAGAACAAGTTCAAAAATTTCAAGTTCTGAAGTCTTAATAGAGATATAATTCTCAATTAAAGCTTGAGCACTAGTAATATTGGGGTCAACTTGATCTGGGAACTGCTGTAACAGACCATCTTGTAAATTTCTAGAATCGCCAGAAACAACAACACAACGAAGGATAGTATCAACTTGCCAACTAGCAGAAGATGGTTTTACAATCTGTTCCTTAGGATATGATACGCTAACATCCTCACCATAGAGAATTTTGAACAGATAAGCGATAGAACCAGGTGTACCCTTTGAAGAATAGAAGGTACGAATATTTTTGATGACCGTATTGATATTAATCTTATCAAGGTCAATTTTTGGAATGTCAGGAAGATACTGTTCGGTGAACTTGGTAAGCATCTTTTCAATGAAGACACCATCAAGACAAGTTACACTCTGATCAATAGTATGGGCAGCAGGATAAGTTTGATTGTCATAGATTACGTTTCCATCAGTATCATAACCAACGATAGAGGAAACACCACGAGAACAACCAACAAATTGTGCTTTAGTATACTTACTACCTGCTTCAGTTACACGGAAACCAGTAACCTCTCCAAATCCAACAACAGCAGAGGCATTTGCAGAAGGAGGTCTCTGAATTACAACTTTAGGAGGAGTTGCAGGATCATAACCAGAACCAAAATTAGTAATATTAATATCAGTAATCTGACCATTGAAGATTGATGCAGAAGCAAGAGCACCACTACCACCAATGTATGCACCAGAAGCATCTTTCCTATTATCTACAATGTAGATAGAAGGAATGTCAACATAACCAGAACCTCCAGAAAGAAGTTCAATGTCAATAACTCTACCAGTGGAGTCTACTTGTACGTCTAAGATCTGAGCAGCACCAGGATCAATTACAGCAATCCTAGGAGCGGTAACATAACCTCTGCCTCGGTTAGTTACTACAAACCCTGTTACAGTGCCTTCTTCTACAGTTACATTAATCTCTGCTTGTACAGGATCAGCGCCAGTTGGAGGGTCAATGTATACAGTAGGAGGAACTGTATATCCAGTACCACCAGAAGTGATATTAAAAGTATCTGGATCAAGTGATCCATTAACATCAATAGAAGGTGTTGAGAATTTACAACCACCAGGATCTCTAAAAGTTACTCTTGGAGTAAATGTGTAATTACTACCAGAATTATCAAGATTAATTCCAGTAACTGTACCGTTCTGTACAATTGCAGTCGCTTTAGCAGGAATACCTCCAGCAATTGTAGGAACCTCAATATCTACGATAGGTGGGTTAAGGTCACTATAACCAGCACCACCACCGAGTAATGAAAGACTCTTAATACCATTTACAAGAGAGTATGCTGATGCACCACCACCACTTTCAGTAGTTACAATGTCAACTGAGGGAGGATATTGAATTCTATAGTTAGATCCACCATTTTTTACTTTAATACCACTGAGATCGCCATCTGCGCCAATCTGAGCAACAGCAGTCGCACCACTACCAAAACTACTAATAGGTGCTTCAATAGAAGCAATATATGCCCTTGCATCTGAAGCAGGTGCATTTTTGAGTTTTAATACAGTGTTTAATCCTTCCGTAACTACAGAATAGTCAATAAAAGGAACTAAAAGATTATCGTCAATGATTACATTTAAGTAAACATCAAGAACTGGGTTATATCTATTACCACTAACAGTAAGATTGTACTCTTTATTAGAAGAGTTGAATTGAGATGCAATACCATCTACAAGTTGGATGGGATCTTGTAAAAAACCTTTCAGATAGAAAATAGCAGTTTCTTCAACAGAGTCTGAAGGGTTTGGTGATCTTGGAGCATCAGTAAAGATGATATCAGTACCAGAGATGGTAAAGTCTACATTAGGAATCTGATACTTACCAAAAAGACGTACTACAACGTGATCTGCACTAGGAGGAGCAATAGGATTGTCCTCAGACAGTAATGAAAAGACCCTTTGTACACCATTAAAGGTTAAGTAAGGACTTTGGAGTTCAATCCACTTTTCTCTAAATTCTTCGTAAGATACACCGTCTGTAAGAGAGATTTCTGGAGATTTATCTGCTCTTTCATAATAAATGATCTCATCACCAATTAAAATGCTTCCATCATTGGTCAAGAAGTTATCAACACTCTCTACAGTGATAACATCTGATGTTGCGGTAACAGGTTCTAGAAGTGAAGTATTGCTTCTAATCAGACTAAAGTCATACTTATCAATATCCAAGTAATTTTGGAATTGGTTGATAATATTCTGAGGTTGACCTGTTTTTTCCTGAGACTTATAATAGTATTCTAAAAACTTCTCAAAAGCAGGAAAATCCGACTTAATAAAGTCAGGTAACTGATTGAGAACGTTCTGAGAGACCTTATTCGGATTATTCGTTGATAACTGGGTCATTGAAGTATATTATCGGATCAGAAACAGGCAATGTTATTCAAGTCACCCGTATTGCCTACGTCAATCGGGGTGATAGTAGCAGGCACTACTGCATACTGTTCAGGTGTCAAATTATTTAGCGGGATTGTAGATGGTGGTTGCGTTCCAATTGGGACAACTGTGATACTTGGTATTGGAAGCGATACAATTGTACCAGGAGTCGCTGGTTTAATATTTGAAACGTTAGTCGGGATAATCTGTACAGGAATGACAGAAGTTGGATCGGAAATTGAAACAGGACCAAAACATATCTTGCCTGTAGAGTAATCTACAGTTCCTGCTCCATTATTAGTGTAAATCTTGCTAGATCCACTGTTATAGTATGTGCGGAGGTTTCCAAAACCATCATCTTCAAAATACTGAATGACAGTAGGTCTATCGGTAGTTACAAACTGCCCAGACTTGATAACGGGTTCTTTATAGCAAACACCGCCATTTCCGTCTCCTCCACTTCCACCATTACCACCATCACCACTGTCTCCACCATCATTTGAAGGGTTGGAATCGTAGATAGGTGAACCAAAGTCTGTACAATAGGTATCAACAGTGTCTGGATTGACTGTAAGATATCTAAGAAGAGTAGTTTGTACGGATGCAGAGTCAATTGCAGTATCCGCAAGACCAATTGCTTTATTGTACTTAGATAATGAGAATGTAGATCCAAAATTATTAATATCTTCTTGTCCCGCAAACTGTTCAATCGCACCAAGGACTAATCCTTGCAATTCCGCAATACTCTTACTTGTTTTAGTAGGATCGTAGAATACAAAGAGAGATGTAGGAATGTACAGAAACTCTGGGTCAATAATTACTGGTTCAATTGACGCCATGGAGTATTTACGCAAATCTTTCGCAATTTGCAGTTTAGTTGCGTTGTTTAGAAGGTTTCCCGTCTTTGTTTTTACTGCAACGTACACTTTTCCGTAAACTGGCGGAGAAAGTTCATCTCCTCCAAATGCAATTACGGATTCTGCGTTAGAATACACCTTTTTGGTGATAATTGAGTAATCTTGCGCGGTAACTGCGCGGAGTTGAGTAGTATAATCTCTAGGAGCGGTAAATTTGATAGATTCTACCGCTTCAGGACCGTCTCCAAGTTGAGAACGCTCATTTACAAATAAATCACCTTCAATATCACTAATAGGTCTACCGTACTGATCTACCAGATCTCCGACAAACTCAAATTCGTTAATATCGTTAGCATCTGCCTCGTGAGTCTTTACATATGAAATATTGATAACTTCACCGTCTTCTAATTTCTTACCGATGACATCATCACCGAAAGTTAACTCATATCTTGCATCCTCAGTCTCTGTAAGGAAGTAAACCCTAGAGGTTGCTGAAATTTGAGTAATATCCTCACCAAGAACGTAAACATCCTCTTGTGTTGACTGTGCATTAGGTTTTACAGTCACTCTGAGTGTAGTTGTATCTACTTTATCAGTGGGAATTAAATATTTTTGTTTTTTGAAGGTTGATACTGTATATCTGTAAGTCAGAATGGTTCCTTCATAAACCACGATTTTATTAAATGACGCTAATCCGTTAGCATCAGTATTTGCATTAACATCATCAAGAACTACGAAGTTATACTCTCCACCAGTCGCTACAATGCCCCTTTTCAAAGTTACATACTGAGGATATACATCATTAAACAACTGAGATTGCGCTGTAAAGGACAAACACGCTTTGGCTGCCCTAGAAGACCTAGGAGTGTAATTAAGCAGTTTAGCGATGCTTACAACGTTGTCTCTGATGGTAGCAGAAGAGAGGAATGCTTCGTTAACGGCCATATTGGCGTTAAAAGCAGAATAGTAAGTATTATAAGCAAGTACATCAATCAGATATGACAGGGTTGCACCTTCAAAGTCAAAATCTGTGAATTCTGGACGAGTCCTCAAGTAATCCTTAATGGATGCCTTGATGGAATTAAAGTCCATCGCTGTAAGATCTGTTGGGATCATGTTATTCCGCTCTTTGTAAGATAAAATCTATAGTTTGTACAAGGGGTTGCCCGACAATCCTATATTCCACATCAACCCTAAGTTCATGGTAATCATCTTGAGCAGTAATATCTACTGCAATAACTTCAATCCTAGGTTCATAATTTCTAAGAGTATCTACAATCTCATCTTTGAGAGTATCTACTGTGAATGGGTCTAAAGGTTCAAAAAGCAATTGATATACCTTTGAACCAACGTCAGGTTGAAATAGTTTCTCACCAGGTGATGTCAAAACCAAGTTTTTCATAGCTTGCTTAATAGCTTGCTGATTTTTCAAGACAATAAGGTCTTTCGTAACTGGATTGCGAAGAAAACTATTCGCCAAATCCTTGAAATTACGAGAAACCTTAAGGTTTTTAGATTTTATTGGTTTTAGTGCCACTAGAAACGTTAGTCAGAGGATTTGTTATCAAATGGTTTACGCTTTTTCGTGTCCTTTTTCATATAGACATCAGAACGAGGATCTGTAATTAGATATCTTGTTCCGAAGTCCTTAAACATCATCTCGGGGACGCAATCTGGACGAATCATGGTAGTATCTGTTTATTTTTGGATAAACAGAACTTTTAGAGAGGTTACTATCTCTTATTTGTATTTATCAGCCTTTGCCTTGTCCGCGATATCTTTTACGAGCCTTATTGCGAGAAGTAGCAGAATACTTGGTATGCTGTCCACCACCTTGACGAGTTTTTTTAGGGCGACTATCAATCATTGGAGCGCCACTTAGACCGACTTTTGCTTTTGCCATAAATTAAG